CTGGTGAAGTAGTAAAACTTGGCCGTAGAGGTTCGCTGTTTAAGCGAATTCCAAATCCTGGAAGTCATCATCTTCTTTTCTTTAAGAATATAAATCAACTCCCAAGTTTTGCTTTCATTTGTCCACATAAAAATCAGCCCCTCGTAAGAGGGGCTGATAGTTCAGAGAGCTATTCACTTACTACTTAGATGTCATCCGTGAAGACGAGGTTGGCAAGCATTGCCTGCTCTTTGCTCATATCCGTGGCGGTCTTGACATTGCCGAGGCTGCGAATCGAAGCAGCTTTTGCGGCTGGCTTGCCAGGAGTCTTGGAAGCGACAGACTTCTTGGGGGGTTCGAGCTTTGGCTCACCCTCACGCTTGGCACCCGGATCATACTTATCCACGCCCAAGGTCTTCAGGACCTCATAGAGGATCACATCTTCATGGTCTTCCTCAGAGTCTGGCACTCCACCCTCATTTAGAAGGTCATCAGCCATATCGCCGCGCTCTACGATTGGATCATCCACACCCTGCACCTTTGCGGCTGTCTTGGAGTCAGCAAGCAAAATGTCAAGAGAAGTGATGTCATAGCGGGAAGCATGATGGAAGAAATCTTCTGGGGATGCAGTTGCTCCACCCTCTTCAAGCTCATTGGGCTCGGATCCGAAGAACCCTGCACCACCATCAGCTTCAACGGGGAGACCGTCTTCACCAAACTCTTCGCCCTCACCTTCATTTGCCAACGCATCGGTTTTTTCGCCCATGTCGTCTTCATTGAAAATCTTGGTGAAATCGAGTTCCTCTTCGCCTTCAATCGCTTCCTCAAGGGAAGTAACATCAGCTTCAAGATTGTCAATCTTTTCCTGGAGTTCCTGTTTCTTTTCGTCAGGAATGGGCTCACCAGCGGGGGCTCCACCTTCAGGAGGCATCGTCTCGTCAACTGGGGGCATCGTCTCATCCGTTGGGGGCATTTCTTCGTCAACTGGAGGAACGTCACCCTCTGGAGGCATTTCGTCCATCGGGGGCATTTCGTCCTTGGGGGCCTCATCCTTCGGAGCCTCATCCTTGGGCTCTTCGGTCTCATCAGCCTTCTTGGTCTTGGCCGTCTTGGGCTCGCTCTTCAATTCCTTCTCGACTTCGTTCTTCATCTTCTTGAGGAAGGACTCATCTTCGAGGAACTCATTGAGTTCGACCTTGTGTACCTGCTCGAACTTCTCTGCAACCTTGGTATAATGAGCATTGATGGCCGTCTGACGCAGCATTGCGGTCAGAGACTTGGTGCTGTTTGCCAAGAGTGAGGAAGCGAGTTTGTACTGGATTTCGTTCGGAGCGGTCGGAAGCAGCGACTTGGCAAGCGTCCATGCAGAGGCTACGCGAATCTTAGCTTCCTTATGGGTAGACTGTTTTGTTTCTCGGATGCTAGCGAGGCGTTCTTTCAGGGACTTACGATCTTCGGCCATGGTTCTGACTCCTTTTTGGTGGTGAAATAGGCTCTCTATTCCTGGGGTTAGAAAGTTGTTTTAACTCTCTAGTTTATTAATGGTACTATAGCTTTAAGCGACCAAGTTCAGCCGTGAGGGCTGAGGGTTTGGGTAGAACTAGTTGGGATGCAGCTTTGCTGGAGGTCCGATGACCACTAGCGTCTAACAATTCCGCATCTTTGGTAAAGGCTGTTTTTGGGCCTTCCCAATCTGTAGAAATGATTTTCTGAACGGAGGCACCGGGGAATGCAGGGATAGCGACCCAACTGGCTTCGATAAACCGGACACCACCATTTGGTAGGGTCTTATGGCCGCACAACTCTGCTACACGACGAGGAATACCATCATCATCGGGAAGGAATGAGCCTTTATTGTATTGGAGGTGAGAACAGTAGTTGCCATTATCCGTAACTCGCTGCCCACAGTAGGAGCAGACGACTAAATCTGTGGTGCATCCCATAGAGAGATACTTTATTTTCTCGCTTCTGATCTTGTGAACCAGATCCTCATTAGAGAGATCGGTTGCAACCAGCAGATCCACGAAATAGGCCCAAACTTCAGAATTAAGGTGTATCTTACGTAGGACGGCATCAAGGATGTGGCCTTTCGCCGCTTTACTGTTTTGATAGTGCTCCAGAAAATTAAATGCACCAACAAAACTTCTATAGGACATCTTTAAAACTGTATTTTCCCAGCCATCATCATTGTTGTTGACCAAGTAACTGCATTCTGGAACAATTAGCCAGTCTGTGGGATCTTTTTCGCACATCACAGAGGCCATAATGGTCACATGGGAGAGCAAATATTTGGAAGTATTACCAGCAATTTTAGAGAAAGAAGCGTTCTTGTGACCAAACTTCCCCCCGTGCAGTTTATCCCACTGCGTGAGGCTGATTATAGGGTCTGAGAGAACGCCAGTGGCTTGCTTCTTCATCTTAAACCAACATGAACTCGAAGCAAACTCCATCGAAGCCAGCGTTGAGCACTACATGTGCATATTTAGCACGTACATTCAAAGTGGTAGAGAGTTCTCGTTCCATACGAAGCATGGCTGTGGGACTGAACTCCGCCTGAGCAACTTTTCCGCGAGGAATGTTGACCATAAGGATATCGTTGTTGGTTTTGATGTTTTCTGCCGAGACATACTGCTTGAAGTAGCGGTTAGCCGCCACTCTATTTGCAATCTTACGATTTCGATCCTGTTCAAAGTCATAAGAGTGAACTTTGGCCGTCAAGCTGCTGTGGTGATGGATCCAATCCTCACCCTGCTCGTCTCCAATTTCTTCTTTTGTCGTTTCGGACATTATTTTGTTGTCTTTCATGGGATAGTGGCGTTGGTGACGTTTCCCACCCTCTCCAACCATCTCAGTCTGGAGTTCAGCGGTCACTTCCTTAGAATCTGGGGCAACCGGAACCGCATCATCATTCTGATTGGGGTTAGCGGGTCGCTTATTAGCGAATGGGTTCCCTCCAGTCTGATATTCTCGGTCATAGATAGTTCCCACACCCGGTCTGGCCAATTCGGTCAATTCTGCGTCCACAGCCTCTTTACGAACAAGCAAAGAAGCGCCCGCCTCTTTATTGGCTGAGGGCGAGTGCTTCTTCAACAATTCATTCATTAGGAAGTGGTACCAGAGAAGAGGAGCGAGGCACCGGTAACATCTGAAGGAGCCAGACCAGAGTCAATGAAGTCTCCGTAAACGGATCCGTTGACATCAAACACATCGGTGACGATGATGGTTGCGTCTTCGGTAACGGCTGCCTGTTCAATCTGGAAGTTAGAGGTGTAGGACTCCATCCAGCAGCCCTCATAGATGGTGACGACCGCATAGAGGCCGGGGTTGCCGTAGTTGTTTAACCCACCCTCTGCGGCCACATCAGCCAAGTCTGCCTGACCGACATTCTGAGCCATTGAGGCGAGTTCGCTGAATGCGATCTCGGTCTTGATATCAAATGGCCATTTGTGATGTTTGAGGCTACGGACCAAGCCGCTCACACCGGCCTTGTAACCCAACATCTGCATGATGTTGGCAAGGTAGAGTGCGGTGCGGTTAATCGTCAGCGTCATCGGCTGGGTGATACCGGGCACAAGCTCGGCAACGATGTCACCATAACCCAGACCGCGAATGGCTTCCACATTCTTTGATTCTGAGATATTGAAGCTGGAAGTGACACCCATCTTCACAAATTTGCCGACTCCTACCGCATGGGTAAAAATCTTGAAGCGGCTGGAGATTACTGTTTTTGTCTGCGCAGTTGTCCCCTGTCTGTAAAGATAGCTATCGGTGAAAGGTGAATTGGCCATGTTTAGATCCCCCTATTGGAACGCAAGTTAAGCATTGAACCCTCAGAGTAGGATTCTGTAGATATAAAGTTCATTTTACTCTCCCGCCGCAGCGAGATTCAGTCCATTAAACTTAGACTTGGAGCCATACTGCTTGATTGGAGATGGACTGACTGGTCCGTTCTGGGGCAGTTTAGGTGCGGCTGGAGTCGTATTCTGAGGGGCTCCAGGAGCCTGCGTAGAGGGCTTATTGGCGCAATTAGGGCAGAGCACACCGTTTGTGTCCTTACCATTCTGCATCACCGTAGCCCCACAAACTGGGCAGGCTGCTGTTTTAGTAGTAGAGCCATGCTTGCTGCTCTCCATACCAGAGAAGGACTCCTCCGCTAGCTTTTCAGTCTTGTGACGACTAAGGATCTTACCAGTGCCCTTCTGAAGGATGCACCAGGGGGCTTCGTTACCCTCTGAGTCCTTACCAGGACGGTTCACGATATACTGATTGGCCTGCTTCTCAATCGTGCCTTCATGGTCAGACTCGCTATCACGCTCATCCGAAGAGGTCTTGGGCTCTTTCTTTTCGTTCTTGCACTTCTCGCAAATAACGGAACCCTCCGCCTTCCCATAAGGAGAGTGCATGACCATTTCGCCACATTTTTCGCAAGGAGTTCCGCCATCGGCCATAAGGAAGGATTTCTTACCATTCAAGTCTTTCTTGTCCTGAATGGCTGACTCAGCGGTCTCCAGAACCTGAAGCTGTTTGCTCAGAATTTTTTCCACATCTTCTAGTTTGGTTTTCAGGCCGACAAAGGTTTCTCCCACGTTTTTAATCAGAGAAGAATCATTCGCCTCCTGGACGATTTTCTTGAATTCGAAGAATTTATCAGCAATATCATCTTTCAATGACTGCGTGAATTTCAGGGCTTTACGGGTCTCTGCACTGGTGACATCAGGAAATTCTACGGCTGTTTTAGCTGCCGCACTCTTCAAACCGCCCGTTTTCGGAGCCTCCGGAAGGAGGGCCTCGTCTTCTTCATCTGCTGCGGTGTTGAGCCCGTCTTCTTCAGGAAGGCCCTCCTCTCCCATATCCATGGATTCTGGGGACTCTGGAACCTCTTCCTCACCCGGAGCAATGTTCAGGGAGCCAACTCCGACAGAGCTACCTCCGCCTTCTAGACCTTCATCAACGTTCTTGCTGTAGAACTCACCCTCAACTAGCTTGTCCTCAACCTTCTTAATGGCGGCTACAAGCTCATCATTAAGGCTCAAAAGGGCACGGTCAATTTCTTTCGGCCAAGTAGCGGGGTTGACTGGATCACCAAGGTTAGTCCACTCAGTCTTGCAGGCTTCAAGTAAGGAGACCACAACCGTATCAACGGAGGTCTCTTCCTCAGATTCGGGTTCCTCAGAGGAGCCGCCTGCTGCTGCCTTTTTAGTGGCTTCAGTGGGGTTTAGAATAGATGCGTACTTGTTAGTGGGAGAAGTTGACTGAGCGTCAAACACATCACCCTGTGCGGAGATTACGGCCACTGCTTCAGAGGCATTCAAGATGAACGAAGGCATTCCTCTTTGGAAAGTGCCAGTGGCAAGACGATGGCCGACCCATGAGCCAGAAGCCTCAACGATCATGTCAACTTCTTCAGCAGTCTTAGGGGTAAACACTTCCAAATCAGAACTATTCTTACGCTTCATCTGATCCTGTTCTTCAGTGGTGAGTTCCTTCGTCTCATGACGCATTTCACGGGTGTTATCAACCGCATACGTAGAGGGGGCTGGGTTGGTTTTAGCCTCAGTGGGCTTCTTCGTGTCAAAATTACCCGCAGCTTTGTGCTGAAGCTCACGAGTGTTGTCCACTGACCATGCAGAGGGGGCTGGCTCCGCTTCAGTCTTCTCATCCAACTTCACGCGACGATGAGTGCCAGAAAGTTCTGGATTGGCCGCTTTGGGGGTATTATCAGCAGAGGGTTTGACTGGCTTTTCAGCAGGAACGGGACGTTTCGGGTCAATAAAGCCCTCCGGCTGTTCACCTGGGGTTTCTGTTTTCTTGGGGGCATCAATCTCCACGGAGGACTCCTCAGCTTTCTTTTTAGATGCAGTTGTCCGTTTGCCTTGGACAATAGTTTCAAGTTCCCCAATCAGGGCTGAGGAGTTCCCGTCCTGCACGAACTGGCTAACGGGATTCTGAAGAGCGGCAGGGCCAACCTTACGGGCAATCGGGAGAGCTTGGACCTTCTGGTTCAAATCAGGGTCATTCCGGTGTTGTGTTAGGTACTGCACGGTTTGCTTGATAAGATCACCAATCCAGTCAGCATTCTTGTTTGTTCCACAATCAGGGCAGCCGGGTTTACCACAAGTGCAACCAGAGGCTTTCTTATCTTTGTCACAACCAGGGCAGCCACTGGTGCCACACTGACAGGCGGCACCCGCACCCTTTGAAACTGCCACGGCTTTGTTACCTGGAACGTCAAGCTCTTCCAAGGTCTCATCCTTGGGCCAGTCCTTTTTATCGGTCTGTTCAAGGGCCATTTTGTTTAATCGGTTGTTAAGTCTGTTAGAACGCATGTTTTTACCTCTTACACTGTGGAATCAGGAAGCGCAACAAGTTGCGGAGGTTCATTTCCTCGCAAGGCTGTCATCACTAAAGAAATACGTGAGTCCATTTGCTCACACCAAGCAGCCGCAGCATCAACTGGGTCAGAGACAATAGATTGAGTGGGTAGGAGACCAGGAGAGCCTAGTGGAAGCTGAGCCATGAAACTCACTGGGGTTTGAGCCATTTGAGTGGTCACACCTCTAAACACTTCTGCCGAGCCCATTTGAAAAGTAAGAGCCTCTCGACCCCATTGGGTTCCCCCAAGGGTGCCACTTCCATCCATGGTCATACTGGAGGAAGCATTTTCGAAGGCGATCTGGTTTCCAGCTTCCCCATTTGCTACGGCGGTAATGGTGATGCTTGTGCCACTAATGGCGGCAGAAATGGGAGTCAAAGAAGCAGCAGTGATAGCAGTAATGATATTTGCCGCACTGGTGGGGGCATCGGTACCCAGAAGAACCTGCCCAGTGGTAGGGATACCAGAGGCAATCCAGGTAAACAACTGGGTGCTGATAGTGAAAGTCTCATTCGGATTAGGAATTCCGGTGAGGGTGAGGGTTCCGATAGCGGGGAGAGCGGGGCTAATAAATAGCCCCCCTAAATTCACCAGGGGATCACCATATGCTGCAATTCGCATACGATCCGTAGTATCTGTGATGTCACCCACAAACGATGTCTGTAAGGCCACTGTGACAGTGCCATTCAGATGCTGAACTACAGGATGAATCTTCATACGATACCCACTTTCTTATGGGATTCAGACATTTTTCTCTTTGTTTCCTCTGAATGATGTTTTCCATAAAAGGGGTTGTTACTTCCAATTTTAATCAATTTTTGGCTATCAGACATTTTTAAGCGGCTAGTTTCAGATGGGTGAAGGCCAATGTGTGCCTGCGATAACTGCAATTTGGTGTATTCGGAGTGGTGTTTACCCTTAAACGTGGATACCATTCCTTTTTTTAGTTCTGAAAAAGATTGTCTAGAGTCTTCGGTCCACTTAAGTCCTTTATTGGACTCCGAAGCAGGGCGGCGGTTATAGAGGGAAAATCCAAGAAATTTAAGGTAATTTATCCAAAAATCCTCTTGATCCGTAACCGCTGTCTTAAGTGCAGTCACATTGTCCAGACTGATTTCTTCTAAAATAGAAAATTCAAAGGAGGATACCCCATATTTTCTTATAGAATTCGTCAAGTGCCTATTTCCCTTGCCCACCAAGGAATTGTACTTATGGTTGTTCCAACGCCGCTCTGGATTTTTTTGAATTGTCTGTCCACAATACACTTTATTGGACAGTGTATTGTGGACAAGGTAGACAAACCCAGTTGGCATCGTTGAAAACCCTTTACAGTTGAGTGGTGACTGTGAGAGTGACAGAAATCCACAGTAGAGAGAATATGGGCTTAACGGTGAAGCTAACATTCAGAGTGGTTGGATCAGAAGGGTCTACTGCGACTACGATGGTGCTGTAGCCTTCGATAACCTGCTCGGCCACCAGAGAGACTAGGGTGGAGCTAACCACCGAAGTGACGGTATTGATGGTGCTGTTGATGAGCTTACGGCCAATGAACTGATTCAGGCTTGAGCGCATCGTCTGGCGAACGTAATCGATCACCAAGCGAGAAGTTGGTTCACGCTTCAAAGGACTGGAGTTATCAGTAGTGACCCAGTGACGGATGATGAGAGCACCTGGGTTTTCCACGAGGCAAGTCAAACCGCTTGCAGCCATGTTGTCCATAGAGGGGTCGTCGTAGCGGGTGATTAGGCCCTGGAATCCGACGATTCCCTGGCGGGTCAGGGTGGTGGCTACATCGATTGCCGGAGAGACCATCATGCCAGCCATTGCGGCGGCGATGAGGGAGCCATCAACTGTGTAGTTGGTGGCCAAGCCAGTGGTGGGATTGACAAGCTGAAGGATAGCTCCAATGGAAGCGATTCCGATCATGCGCTCACTCTTGAGGCTAGTGGCTAGGCTAATCATGGACGAAGGAGTGTCGTTGAAGCCATAGCCGTAAACACTCATTGCTTCTCCGCTGTTACGTGGGGAGGCTTGAGTCAAGAGGAAGCGGCTCAGGTACTGAATAACCGTTGGGCTAGTGGTCATAACCTGAATCATACCTGCCTTCTGTTCGTTTCCAGGAACTGGAGCGGCCAGAGTGCTGATGGCGTTGATGTAGGTCTGGTCAGCGGCGGTATTAAGGCCAGCCTGTTTAGGAACCTGAAGGCAAGCGAAGATGTTTCCGCCATTCTGAGCGAACAAGCTGACTGCCATGGAGAGGCGATTGTCAGGGGTTGGCTGACCATATTGAGCGTAGGCGTTTCCTACGTTATCGAAAATCTTCAGAGCGAAATCGGAAGTCTCCTTCTCAGTCGTGTAGGAAATGTAGTAGTAATCCCCAACAGAGGGCTGATTTCCAGAGGCGTTGAAGGTGGTAACCATAGCCGTGTTTCCGGCGTTCATCCCGTAGGTAGAGATGACTTCAAGAGTCAAACCGTAAACGTTCACAGTTGGAATAACCCCAGTAGCACGAGGAGTTTCCTTGCTGATAGTGAAGGTTAGGGTGTCACCCGGCTCGAAGTGATAGCGGGGGCTGGGGAGAGACTGGAAGCCATAGAGCGGGTCAGCCAAGACATCATCCGGATTGAGAATGGTGAACTGAACGCCC